TCCGTATCCGATGCAACCAACGGTTTTCGATTTCCCGCGCCATTGCCCAAATCGCGAATGGCCGTCCCCTGATGGGTGCGGAACTGGAATGGGCGTTGGAGGCCCAAAATGAGGCCCGCGGAACCGCGTTGTCGGTCCAGGGGCAAATTGGAATTCCATCGTTCGCCCGCGAACAACGCGCGGCCGACTCATTCGTGGCGGGAACGGAAACCGGTTTTGTTCCGGACAATGTTGGACCGGGTATTGACGGACTCCACACCCCATCGTTCACCGAACAACTGGGTGTCCGTTTCTTCAATGCGACGGGTAAATTGTCAATGCCCAAAGTCACATCGAACGCGGCGGTGGCAAGTAAAACCGAAATCGAGGCGTCCGGAAATGCCACGTTGGGAATTGGTGAAATCGAATTGGACGCGACCCGTTACACGGCGAAAACGACCTATTCGAAACAATTGGTTCTCCAGGGTTCCAACGACGTGGATTCCTTTATTACACGCCAAATTGTGAACGCCCACAACCGTCAAATCGACATCGTGGCCATGGCAATTTTGACCGACGCGGCGGCCGCAAAAATTGGGGATGCTACGGCCAATGGTTTGGCGTATGTCGACCCGACGTCACCGGGCGTTTTGGATGAGGACATTGTATTTGCTATGGAATCGGCGTTGGTTGCATCCGACACGGATTTTGCAAACGTTCGGTTTGTTGCCGGTTCGCGTGGTCTCCAGGCCATTCGTGACATGAGCCAAACCGGTGTCGGCGGTTCGGCCATGTTCAACGGTCAAACCCTCATGGGGTACAACCTCACAAAATCGGGTCGTGTGTTTGAGGGTTCCGGCGTTTGTACTTTGATAATGTCCAACTTTTCCCAAAGTTTGGTCGGGGCCATGTTCGGACCGCTGGACGTCTTAGTGGACCCATATTCGAACGCCGGGAACGCGCAAATTGTCCTCCATACCAACAAATGGTTCGACGTTGCGTTGGCTCAGGATGGAGCGTGTGCAATTTCAACGGCGGCGTCCGTCGCGTAACGTTGCACGACATACACGAAAAACGGGCGGCAATTGGTCGCCCGTTTTTATTTTGCGACATGGCGACACGAAAATTTTCATATTCCCGGATTTTATCTCCAGGATTGACCGATTTCGACAACGTGGTGACCGTGGCCGAACTCAAATCATTTTTGAGGGTGGAACACACCGCGGACGACACGTTGTTGGACGCCATGAGGATGGCCGCGATTGGTTACGTTGAGGAATACACGAACCAATTCATTGGAACGTATGCGGTCACCGGTTACGTCAACACATGGGCCACGGTTCCAATTCCCGTTGGTCCGGTGAACGCGGTGAATTCCGTGGAATATTTGGCAACCAATGGCGGTTCGTTTCAAACGTTGTCGACGTCGAATTGGTACGCGGACACCGTGAGCCAACCGGCCCGAATCAAATTTGTCGAACCGCCGACATTGGCCGATGACGAATGGAACCGAATAAAAATCAACGCCACCGTTGGCATTGACGACGATTCGGTTCCGGACGTAATGGTTCACGCCATCAAAATGTTGGTGGCCAACATGTACGAAATTCGAACGCCGGAGGTGGTCGGAACCATATCGAGCCAAACACAATTTGGCGTTCGTGCGTTGTTGTCATCACACCGAATTGTTTTCGCCCAATGAGGATTGGAAAAATGGACCGCCGCGTGGTGTTCAAATCACCAACCAATGTTCAGTCGGATTATGGCCAAGTAGGTTCGTCGTACACAACCACCGCCACCGTTTGGGCTGATGTTGTTTACCGAGGTTCACCGCGGGAAAAATTATTGGAGGCCTCAATTTTTCCCGAATCGGATATTGCCGTAATTATTCGAAACCCGCGGACGTCCTGGACGTTGGGTCAACGAATGCGGTTGGAGTACAATTCCGAAACGTATGAAATACACGGTTGGCAAGAAATCGGACGGAATGAGGGTTTCCGCGTTTTCGCTTCAAAAATTCGCGATTGATGGGCGCAACCGGTGAACGATTAGCGGCCCAGGGAACCGGCGGCGGTGGAGCGACGACGGGCGTTCAACTCAATTTTGTGTTGGCCGGGAAAAGGTTGGCGCAAATGACGAACACCATGGGCAAATTTCGCCGCCTCAAAAAATCCCAAATTGAGACGTTGAACCACAACGTCGCGCGGTCCGGAGTTTTAGCCATGAGGCGACGCGTTAAGGATTACCACAAAACAATCGTGGTCGCCGGCCGCAAATCTCCAAAAGGTGGTCCGGTTGAAATTCAACCGGGGACGTTGCGGCGTTCCATCATGGTCATGAGTCCACGCGACGGGACCAACAAATGGATGGGTGTTCATTCGTCCCAATTGAGCGGCCGCGGAGCCTACACACGCTCCGACGGTTGGTTTGGACATATCGTTGAGGGTGGGGACCAATATTTTGGCGCGGGCGTCAATAAGGGGTTTTGGTCCAAAAACATTGCAACGGTTGCCAAAGTCATGGAGAACCGATTGCGCCGCGATTACGGGGCCTTAATCAACAAACACATTGAACAAATATGAACGCCGGACGCGCCATTTTTACCATCCTCACGGACGACGAAACGTTGTCCGGTATGGTGGGGACCAAAATTTATCCGGAGGCGGCCCCGGAGGATGTCGAAACGCCGTTTGTGGTTTATTCGGTCCAATCGGTTGAACCGCTCCAAGTCAAAAATTCAACGTCCACGTTGGACATTGCCAATTTTGTGGTTTACACGTCGTCCCCGAATTACGCTCAAGCCATGTTGGTCAATGAGGCGATTCGGGCCGCGTTGGAACGAAAGGGTGGAACGTTTTCGACGGTGGCCATTGATTCAATTGAATACATCGACGAAAACGTTGAGTTTGATATTGATTCGCGGGAATATTTGTCGGAAATGCGTTTTCGGTTGCGTATCGCTCGCGCCGGTGCGGTTTCATCCAACGACACCGTGGTTCCCCTGGGTGTGAATGTTCGGGAGACTGACGACACCGACGTGACGTTTGTGAAAACGGTGGTGTTCCCGGACACATCGTTGTCGGTTACGGACCAAACGGCAACCGTGACATTCAGCACCGGCGGCGGCGGCGGTGAATCAACGGTTCAATTGTTCAACGCGAAACACACCGCAACATCACCGTTGACGACGTTCGGAGGTACTGAAACACAAATTTCATTGTCCACCATTGACGTCAACACGACATCCGGTTGGCAAATCTCAAACGGACGTTTGAGGGCCGGCGGGAGTGGAACCGCCATGGTCACAATTTTTGTATCGGTTCAGGCCGACACAAACCACCAATTGCCACATGTCAAGTTGTACCAAAACACCCGTGAGGTTTTCGAGGCCACCGGATACATAACCGGCCAACACGGGGACGACCATTGTTCAATTTCCGGAAACGCCGTGTTTGGTATCGCCGCCAACGATATGTTGGAAATCAAAGCGTACAACGACGCCGGTTCCACGAACCTGGGTGTGTTGTCCGCCACGTTGTCGGTTATGTTGGTGGAATGATTATTTTCGGGCCATGTGGGAATTCATCACGGAAAATTTTTTTATGTTGTTTTCGGCGGCGTTGGTCTTTGCCGACGTCATCGTTTCAGCAACTCCAACCAAATCGGACGACCGCGTGGTTGGTTATATACGCGTAATTTTTAACGCGTTGTTTTCACCGAAAAAACAAAAATGAAATGGCGGTACTTAATGGAACGTCGCTGACCATTCAAACGGACATCGTGGCGAACGATACGCCCGTTGATGTCACGTTGCAATCGGAGGTTTCAATATCTTTTGAAATGGAGGAAATCGACACCACGTCCAAATCGGATTTGGGATACAAAACCGTAATACCTGGCAAACGTTCGGCGTCGTGTAGTTTCTCCGGATTTTTGGACGATGGGGATGGCGCGAACAATTGGTTTTCCCTTTTGGGTTTGTGGGCCTCCGATTCCGGACAAACAACCATCACCATAACCGACGACACAAACGTGACGTTTTCAGGTGAGGCCATTTTAACGTCGATGGAGGTGTCCGCCGGTGTGGAGGATTCCACCCAGGTGTCCGGGTCGTTTGTTTTCAATGGTGCGGTTTCAATTGCTTAAATTTGGATTATGGCGGTACTTAATGGAACGGACCTGACGTTGAAACGCGCGGGAACGGCAATAACATTTCAAACGGAATGTTCGATTTCGTTCGAACGTGAGGAAATCGACATAACGTCGAAAAATTTGGCCGGAAAAAAAGGCGTCATCGCCGGCAAACGTTCGGCGTCGTTGTCATTTTCGGGTTTCCTGGACAATGCAGGGACAAACAATTACACCACATTGTTGGCCGATTGGACCAATGGAACGGCGACAACCTTTGAATTGACCAACGGTTTGGCCACGACATCGTTGGTTTCGTTTTCCGGGTCTTGTATCCTCACGTCGTTCGAAGTTTCGGCCGGTGTCGAGGATTCCGTCCAAATTTCGGGTTCGTTTGTTGTAACCGGAACGGTGGCCTACGACAACGACGGAACGGACTGATGACCGAAATTCAATTTGGGGAATACACGTTTCCCGTTCGCGCCGATTTTTTGTCCATCAAACGGGCGGAAACGGAACACGGAATTCGGTTGGAGCAACTCCAGGAAAAAAACAGTTTGGTGGACGTCGGAACGTTGTTTTTCGAATTTGCCAAACGCGGTTGTGAGTTGCGAAAAGTTCAATTCGAACACACGTTGGACGAATTTTTGGGAATGATTGAAATTCACCAAACCGAAATGTTGGGTGAATTGCTCACGACCATTTTGGCCGGTGGGTCGGAAAAAAAAAGGGAACGGAAACGGTGACGCGTTGACGCTTCGAAAATGTATGGAATTGGGGTTGGGTCTTTGTGGCTACAACCCCAATTCATTTTGGGCCATGGACATGTCGGAACTAATGGCGGCCGTGGACGGAAAAATGGAATTGTTGGAAATGCAAAACCGAACGCATTGGGAGACCGCCCGAATGTTAGGTGTAACGATATTGCAACCACACGCGAAAAAAGGCCGACGGATAAAACCCACCGACGTGGCGCGTTTCCCCTGGGACAACGAAACGCCGGCCGACATTGACGAATTGAAACGAAATTTCAGGAAATACAATGGGGAGGGTTAAGGACTTATTAATTGGCGTCGGAGTATCGACCAAAAGTTTGAACCGCGATTTGGGCCGTATGCGCAAATCGTTTTCACGGTCGTTCAATGAAATTTCACGCGCCGGCCGAAAAATGTCCATGGCCATCACCGCGCCGTTGACGGCCATGGGTGCGACGTCGGCGAAAGTCTTTGTTGGTTTCGAACACTCCATGGCCAAAGTCAAGGCCGTGAGCGGTGCAACCTCAAAGGAATTCGCCGCATTGGAGGCCAACGCCAAAAGGTTGGGAAAAACCACGGTGTTCACCGCTCAGGAGGTCGCCGGCCTCCAATTGAACTTTTCAAAACTGGGTTTTACCGCTGACGAAATCACAAAGGTGACCGCCTCCACGTTGGCGTTGGCTCAGGCGACCGACTCAGATTTGGCCCAGGCCGCGGAGGTGGCCGGCGCAACATTGCGCGGGTTCGGAATGGACGCGTCGAAAACCGGTCACATGACCGACGTCATGGCGGCGTCGTTTAGCGCGTCCGCGCTGGACATGAATTCGTTTCAGGATGCAATGAAATACGTCGCACCGGTGGCAAAGGCCGCCGGCGTTTCGTTGGAGGAAACGACGTCCATGTTGGCGAATTTGGCCAACGCAGGAATTAAGGGTTCCCAGGCGGGAACATCGCTCCGAATGATTTTCCAAAAAATGGCGGCCGGAGGTGGCGACGTTTCGGAGAAAATCGCGGACCTGGCCAAAAATGGTTTGTCATTGGATTCCGCGTTTGATGAGGTTGGCCGCCGCGCCCAAACCGCGTTGTTGGTGTTGGGCAACAACAAAGGCAAAGTTGACGAACTCACAAAATCGTTTGAAAACGCCGACGGAGCGGCCGCGAAAATGGCCGGAATCATGGACAACACGGCGTTCGGTGCGATTAAACGAATGCAATCGGCCATCGAGGGCGCACAAATGGCAATCGGTCAAGCGTTGGCCCCAACCATTGAGCGGGTTTCGCAAATCGTCGCCAACGCCATGGGCATGTTTTCGAATTTGTCTCCGGCCGTACAACGAACCGTGGTGGCCGTGGCCGCGTTGTTGGCGGCCATTGGTCCCATCATGGTTTTGGGTCCGGGAATTATTACCGCATTCGGAACCATTGCCGGTTTGTTGACCGGTCCGGTAGTGGCGGCCATCGCCGGCGTTATTGCGGTGGTCATATTGATTCGACGCCATTGGGACGACATCGTTGAGTATATGACCAACGGCCCAGGGGCCGCCGTTTGGGAATCCATCCAATCGTCCATTGGTACGTTCGTAAACGCGGCGGTTGAATTGTGGGAATCGTTCACCGGTTTACTGAGATACATTTGGTTCCGTTGGGGTGACAACGTTGGGAATTTTTTGGCCCGGTTGTGGACCAGAATGGGGGAAATAATTTCGCGCGGGTTCTCGTTTTTTACGAACCTCATGGGCGTTTTTACGTCGGCGTTTAGTGGCGATTGGTCAACAATGTTTGACCGATTGAAAAATGTTCTCATTGATGCGGTCGCGCTGATTTTGTCCGGTGTTTCCTATTTGGTTGAGGAAATGTTGCGGTTGGTGGATTGGGGTTTGTCGTATTTGGGCCAGGAATCCGACATGGCCGGAGCATTCAAACAAACCATCGACGACGCGGTGTCCTATTTGGACGGTCTGAAAACCGAATTTGAGGACACCGGAGACGCGGCCGAAACATTGTTCGACACGATGTCGTTTGGATTCGGAAATTTGTTTTCGAGCGGCGGCGGCGGCGGCGGCGTTTCGGAGTCAGTCGAAAAACCCGAATCGGACGCGCCGGAACAATTGGCAACATTGGGTGGATTCGATGGAGTCGCACAACTCCAGGGGGAACCCATAAAAATGGACCCGCCCGACGTCAAACAATGGTCGTCGTGGTCGAATGGCATGGTGGACATGTTAAGCAACCTCACAACCTTTTTCGATGAGTTGGAAAACGCGGCCGTGGGAATGGGGCAAAGTTTGGCGAACGCATTCATGGCGGCGGCCACCGGTGCGGAGGATTCGAAAGAACAATTAAAGGCGGCGTTGGGTGGAATCCTGGACGCCACGTTTGCGGCCGCAACCGCCCACATCATTCAAGCCAACGCCGCGGCGTCGACCGCGACCGGTCCATTGGCTCCGGTGGTGGCTCCGTTGCTCATTGCCGGAGGTATGGCGTTAATCCGTGGCGCGTTCGGGGCAATAACCGGGTTCGCCGACGGCGGAATCGTGAGCGGGCCAACCATGGGTTTGGTCGCGGAGTACCCAGGCGCACGAACGAACCCGGAGGTAATCGCGCCGTTGTCAAAATTGGAGGGTATGTTAAACACGGGAGGAACCACACAAATCACCGGTTCGATTCGGGGCCGGGACATTGTATTGAGTAACGAACGCGGTGGGTTTAGTCGTCGCCGCGCATTTGGTTAATTATGGGTAAACGCGCACACTCCGAATTCAAATCCCTGGATGGGTACACGTTCAAAATTGAAATTCACGACCCAAATTTTTCGGGGACGTCGCACGAATTCAAAGTGGCGGCCGACGGGTTGGTGTTGAGTTATGAGGGCAACACAAACGACATTCACGAACCGGTTTTGGGTTCGTTGCTAACGTTGACCGTGGTCGCCTCAACATCCGACGACGACACGTTGTTGGATGACATTCGAACCGGAGGTGAGGCGGGCCACCGAATTTTGGTCACTCGAAATTTTACACCCGGCGGCGCGACTCAATACACATATTGGAACGGGGTTGTCCTGGACGAAATGCGGGTGGTGGATGTTTCACCGCAAACGGTCGAATTGAATTGGACCGACGATTTGGCGTTGTTGGATGAGGTGTTGTATAAACCGGACGCGCAAACGGAGTACAACGACCAACAAAACGTCCCGGTAATGTTGACGCGGTGTTTGTCCAAATTGCGGTGGTGGTCCGATGTTTATTCCACCGGTGACACCGTTTTGAAGATTGCCGAATACGTCACCCACGACGACGTTGGAGGTTCGCCGGCCATCAATTACATAATCGCCAACCACAACAAATTGAGGAACCCGGACGACGACGGGAATTTTCAATATCACACATGCGGCGAAATCCTCCGAATGTGTTTGGTCATGATGCAATCGCGCATTCAACACGAAAACGGCGTGTTTTGGGTTCGCGGGTTGGGTACCTACAACCAAAACTCACAACTGTTCAGCAACTACACAACGACCGGTGTTTTGGACACCACGCCAACGTTGACGTCGAATATTGAATTCACCACCGCCACCAACTATCAAACGAACCTCGTTGGGGCCGTTGCTCCGTTTGATATTTTGACGGGATTCGAATTCGGCAAACTCCCGGCGGCGTCCGAAATTTCCATGAAAATCAAAACGGGCGGTCCGCTTTTTGATTGGGTCGGAGGGTACAACGTCAACACCGGAACGTCGTGGTCCGACGTCAACAGTTACGGCAACACAACCACGGTCGAAATTGGGGAGGTTCAAACCGTGGTGTTTTCGTATTTCTACAACATCGACGGGAGCGGCGCGGCCGGAAATGGAGCGCGGGCCAAATTGTCGTTTGGTCTCCGTCACGGTTCCAGGTACGCCAAACGCGACGGTGACATTTTGTTGAACTCCGACGGAACGGTGACGTCCTCAACCTGGACGGTGGCCGGTGCCAACGTGGATTGTTTTTCGGTGGTCGACAATGCGTCCGATTGGAGCAACACCACCACCGACACCATCGACGTTTGGTTGCCGGTTTACCAAAAACATTTGGGTGTCGAATACCAATCCGGAATGGCCACCGTAACGTTTCCACCGTTGGACGTGTCAACCGGAACGACACAAATTCAAGGTCCAACCCTCACGTTGTACAATGAGGACGGGACGACATACACGGCCGACGTTGAGGTGAGTTTGTCCGGCGTTTATGGTATCAATGGGGCCGGTGTCGTCGAAGGCGATTCAATATTGTATCGACGTATTAATGGCGACGCAACGGCCCGCGAACGAATCAAGGTGGACCCGCTCATTTTGACCGACCGTTTGTCGGAGTTTACGCCGGCCACCGCCATGAATTGGGCCATTAACCCCGGCGGCGCGTTCATACCCTCAACCACCGATTGGGGAAACGTGAAATTGTCGACGTCGCAACCAATCGCGTCGTTGGTTTGTTGGGACCGTTTGGCCATGAGGTTGGAACCGGTGGAAACCATCACCGGAACTTTGCGCCATCCGAATTTGGGGCCAACCAAAACGTTGTCGTTCACTCACGGGAAATATATTCCCACCTCATTGTCGTTTAATGCGGACGCCGGGTTTTGGGATGTTGAGGCGGTTTTGTACGCATACGACAACGGGACGGAACCCACCTCCGAAACCACAACGCCCAACCTAACGGGCGACATTATTTTGGGGGCCGGGCGGTCGGCGGCGTTGGTTCAATCCGACTTTTTCAATTTGTCGCAAACGGTCCAAAACGCGTTGGCCGAATCGCGGTCGGTCCAACAGGCGTTTTACACCGCTCCGTTGGTCAACGAAACGCGTTTGGCCCAGGTGGATTTGGATTCATTGGCCGATGTCGTCATTGTTACGCCTCAAACGTCCCAGGTCGTAAAATATGACGGGAGTCAATTTCGAAATGGATTTTTGACATTGAACGAATTGGGAGATGTCGTTTTGACCAATCCGGCAAATGGTGAGGTGTTGCAATACAACGGAACCAACTGGGTCAACGCCACATCGTCCGGCGGTGCGTCATCGTTTGCGGACCTGGACGACGTGAACCCAAATTTGTCACCCGCGCCGGGCCACCTCCTAATTTGGACCACAACCAACGGCGGCCAATGGAGTTCGACAACGCCACAATTGGCCATTGGTTCGGCCATTGACGCCGGCGACCTGGGCAACGTTACGGAAACGGCCTCCGGGACCGCCGGCCACATTTTGTTGGATTATGCGTTGGGCGGTTCGGCTTATTGGATTTCGACCGCGTTAGACACCGCGACAAAATCACATGTGGATTTGGCCGACATCAAAAACGTGTCGACGGCCACACCCACCACCGGCGATTTGTTGCGGTTCAACGGTTCATCATGGGAACCGGCGGCGGCGTTTAGTTACGCCACACTCCAAAGTTCATTTTTTACAAGTGACGGAAATGGCGATTACATACCATTGGGGGGAACGTTGACCGAAACAACGTCGCCACAATATTATAACCGTTACACCGCGCCGTTGGACGGCGAAATTGTAGAGGCCCGAATTTTCGTCACAACGACCACGGCGGGTTCGTGCCAATTGCGATTCGCAAAATATCCGGTTCCCCAATGGGTGGCGACGGCAACCGCCACCATCAGTTCGGGAAACTCTCCGGTTCAATTTTCGTTTGGAGGGAACGCGACGTTTTCGGCGGGCGACCAACTCCAATTGTGGTTCGACCCAACCGGTTCACCCGGTGGCGTTTCGGTTTCGATATTGCTTAAATTCGAACACCCATGAGTTTGAACGCATACACCGACGACGCCCGAACGGACATCACCGACGCCGAACATTTGCGGGCTTTATTCGATGAGGTCGAAACGGTGTTGGCGGACATCATCAGACGATTGGAGCAATTGGAAACCTGATGGAATTAAACGTGTTGTTGGGGTTGTTGCCGTCCGTATTAGCGGCCGTGGGTGTTTGGGTGGCCTTAAATTCGGAGGTGGCCAAATTGAAGGGCCGTGTTAGACATTTGGAGGTGGACCGCGACGAAACGAAACAATTCATTCGGGAGGTTCGGGAGGCGTTGGAACAAATTCGAATCATGTTGGCGCGGTCATGACCTGGGACGAAATCACATTTTTCGAGCCATCCGAATTCGATTCGCCCGATTCCGTCGGTTCCGGATTCAATGGAATGGAATTGGAATTTGTGGCCGTGTTGGACCGCGTTCGCGAACGTTGCGGGTTTCCGTTTCGGGTCAATTCCGGGTTTCGAACCCAGGACCACCACAATACATTGTCGGCCCGCGGTTACAAAACGGCGGCCAATTCGCCACACCTCCGGGGATGGGCGGCCGATATACACGCGACAACCTCACGACACCGTTGGGCGATTGTCGCCGCGGCGTTAGCGGAGGGAATCACACGGGTGGGAATTGCTGAATCGTTTGTTCACCTGGACACCGACCCAACGAAAATTGGGCGGTTGTTGTGGGTGTACTAATTGCCACCATTGCCGTCATGATTTGGGCCACCCTGGACACGTTGCGGCGTGTCAATGATTAGTCCAACAACGCCATGGACATCAACACCGCGACAATTCCCACATACGCCCAATAAGTAACCCGGTAGGCGAAATCCTCACGTTTCATTCGTCGGATTCAATCACCGTTTCGATTTCGTCGGCGACCTCATCGGGTGGTGTTTGTGCGCGTTCCAAATGATTGGCCGCGGCGGTCCATTCCAACACACCAACCGCGGACGCTTGATTTTCACGGTGCAACCGTTTGATTTCAGTTCGCAAAAATTCAGCGGCGGCCGCCATTCCTGCGGCGAACCCCTCATTGTATTTCGATGGACGTGGCATGTGTGCAATGTACGCAACGAAAAAAAAAATTGGCTCAGGTGTTGCACGAATGAAACATTGTCCTATCTTTGACACAACAACAACGACAAACACACACCGTCATGAACTACAACAACGCCACCACCGCACAATTGAAGGCCCTTTTGCCATTCACCACGTCAATGTCCCCAAACTTGCAACAAATGGCGGAGGCCGCGTTGTTAGAATTGAGCCGACGCGGTGTCACGGTTACCCGGTTTGATTTCAAAGAAAACGCGTGAATTGAATTAACACATCCACAACAACAAACACACAACGTCATGAGCAACTACACACAACACACCGTGACCGCCTCCAACCTAAACGACCTTTTGGCCCAAATCAATCCGGCGGGTTATGCATTGAACCAAAAGTATATCGCGGAAAATGTCAAATCCTGGAAAACGTACACGTTGGACATCGACGGTTCAGAATATCAAATTAAACATGAGGGCCGCGGGAAATGGACCGCGCGTTTGAACGCCGTTGAAACATCCACAACAGAAACACGGGACACCATGTCAGCAACAACGACAACCACACGCCGCGTTTGGAAAAAAATCGAATTGAATGTTCCAACCGTAACCAATGAAATGCGTTTGGCGTGGAGCGAATTGAACCACGAACAATTGACGGCGAAACTTGATTGGAATTATGAGCGTCGAAATGAATTGGCCAACGCCGCCGTCA